GTTCGTTATATCGAATCTCCACGCTGCGAGTCAATCTCTGGCTCAGGCACTTCAAAGGTATACGCAACTGTTCTTCTCGGAAAGCAGGCTCTTCTTGAGGCTGTTTCTTACGAGCCAAAGACAGTTATCGGTCCTGTAACAGATAAGTTGATGCGCTTCCGCCCAGCGGGTTGGAAGGGTCTACTCGGATGGAACATCTTCCGCAAGGAAGCACGTTACGTCATCCAGACCAAGTCAAGCATCGCAACTGCGTAGTTTACAAAGTGGGAGGGGTGGGCAACCACCCCTCTTCACGCAAGGAGAACAATGGCTAAAAAGAAAAAGGCTGAAGAACTACCGTTAGATTTCTTTACGCCACTCCAAGAGTATGCACATCAAGCACATGAATTGTATAACTCTTTTGCACAAGCAGGTTTTACAGAAGGCGAAGCGTGGGAACTAATGGTTCGTCATCTGCCCGATTGGGAATTAGAGTCACCAGAATTTACAGACAAGGATGAAGAATAATGCCAAAAGTAGGAAAGAAAGAATTTGCATATACTGCTAAAGGAATGGCTATGGCTAAAGCTGAAGCCAAAAAGACTGGCAAGAAGATGGCAGTAAAGAAGCCTAAGCTAAAGAAAAAGTAATGTCGTCTGGTAAGTACAAGTCGAAACATAGTTTTAACCCAATACAGATTAAAGATGGAATGATTGTTCGTCTTCGTAAAGACGGACGTATTCAATCGATACTAGGAAAAGTCGGGGAGTATAAGAAGAATGGACCCAAGGCTAAAGAGGGCGGGAGTAGCAGGGTTTAATAAACCCAAGCGCACACCCAGTCATCCCACTAAATCCCATGTTGTCGTAGCCAAGTCTGGCTCACAAGTAAAGACAATTAGGTTTGGTCAGCAAGGTGTATCAGGCTCTCCCAAGAAGGCTGGAGAAACAAGGTCTTACCGCCAACGTCGCCAATCATTCAAGGCTCGTCACTCTAAGAACATAGCCAAGGGTGTTATGTCCGCAGCATACTGGGCAGACAAGGTGAAGTGGTAATGGCAAAGATATTTCGTGGACCAACCATGACAATCAAGCTTGGTCTTCAATATGACCTTTGGTTTGTTTCTTACCCATGGGGCAAGACAGTTGTTAAGAAGAATGGAACTTGGTCAACCATAGTTTCACCACAAGATAGCAGTTTGGCTGATTATGACAAGGTGCTTCGTGGTGGATATGACAACCCAATTACTGACGCAGAGGCAGCAGAGTTAACTGCTGCAGGATACGGTGAATACATTGTCGAAGTGTAGAAGTGGATGTACAACTCAAGACCATGAGTCTTGGGGAGATTGTCTTCGTGCAGCTAATCTAAGTATTAGCAATGAGCATGTATCAGCCGATATTAAAAACACAGATAAAGAATTGAGCGCATATCGTGACGCTCGCAAGCTAGGAATTCAACCTGCTTCAACAAAAATGAAAGACATTCAAAAAGCGGTCAGAGCATCTGACCTTATTGGAAGGGCAGCGCAAGCATAATGGCAACACTAAACCAGCTGACCGAACAGACCCTTGGCGAAGTTAACTCCTACGTCAAAAACCAAGAATCAGTTACGGTTATTACTAGCGCCACAACTGCTGGCGACCTAACCATGTTGGTTGATGACGCATCAGCAATCAGCAGAGGAATCGTTGAAATTGACGATGAGTTAATTTATGTAAAGAAAGCTATTCAGACTAGCGGTACTATCCAAGCACTTGGCGTGGCTGGAAATCCAATTGGTCGTGGCTGGCGTGGAACCACAGCAACAAGTCACGTAGCTGGTTCGGTTGTACGAAACAATCCAATCTTCCCTCGTAATCAAGTTAAGCGAGCAATCCTTGAAACAATCAAGGCAATGAACTTCCCTTGCATTACTTACTATACATTTACTTTTAACGGTGCAGATTATTCATACTTAATGCCAGATGCAATGGAAGATATTGTGGGCATCTCATGGGATGTTCCAGATTCAACTGGCGTATGGCAAATTATTAAGAACTACCGTGTTGATAAAAACTATTACGACACCACTACTTCAACCATCAAGCAGGCATTGATTCTAAAAGAATCACCAATGCCTGGTCGCACAGTCAATGTTCAATATACAAAGTTTCCAACAACAATCACCGATAACCAAGAACTAACGGTTAGCGGGCTTCCAGCATCATGCGAAGATGTAGTTCGTCTTGGTGCTATGTATCGTTTACTGTCAACAGTAGACCCAGGAAAGGTAACAGCAACATCGGTATCTGCAGATGTTATTGACCAACCAGTACAAGCTGGAGCATCAACCAATGCTGCTAAGTACATATTCCAACTTTACACAGTTCGCCTAGCAGAAGAGATTGCTAAGCAACAAGCCAACTTCCTAAACACAATCCAGTATACGAGGTAATAAATGCCATCAATTACACGCTATTACAGCTCGACAGCTGCTAAGACAACACTGTCTAGCGCTGTCGATTCAGGCTCTACAAGCTTGCAACTGGCTGCTGCTTCTGGTTTACCATCGCAGTATCCATTCACACTCATCCTTGAAAAAGATACAGCCAATGAAGAAATCATTGATGTCACTGGTCTTGTTGGTAGCGCATACACGGTAACTCGCGGTGTTGATGGCTCAACCGCCAAGTCCCACTCTGTTGGTGCTACTGTTGAACACGGTGTTTCTGGTCGTGACTATTCAGATTCTCGCAGCCATGAAGCTGCAACCTCAGCACATGGAGTAACTGGAGATATTGTTGGAACTGGCGGAGCGCAAACTCTTACTGGTAAGACCCTAACCACGGCAACCCTTGGTTCTATTCTTGATGCTGGTGGATACAAGATTACTAATCTTGCAACACCAACATCATCTTCTGATGCAGTACGTAAAGACTTTGCTGATGCTCAAGTAGCAGCTGCTTCAACTAGTGCAGCTAGTGCTGCAACCAGTGCTACATCTGCAGCAACCTCTGCTACATCAGCATCTAATTCAGCAACAGCATCTGCTAGTTCTGCTAGCGCAGCAGCCACATCTGCAAGCTCGGCAGCAACAAGCGCTACAGCAGCAGCCACATCTGCAGCAAGCGCATTAACATCTCAAACCGCAGCAGCAACAAGTGCATCATCCGCTGCTACATCAGCCACTGCTGCTGCAACATCTGCTTCTTCTGCAGACACTTCAGCTACGGCAGCTGCAACATCGGCAGCTTCTGCTGCAACTTCAGCAACCGCTGCAGCGACCAGTGCTACCAGTGCTGCTGCTAGTGCAACAACCGCTGCTGCCTCAGTTGCTGCTATCCAAACTTCGGCAACCAGCGCTGCTAACTCGGCTACTGCTGCTGCAACCTCAGCTACTTCGGCTGCAGCGTCTGCAACAGCTGCTGCCACCAGTGCAGCAAGTGCTGCTACATCAGCAACAAGTGCTGCTAATAGTTTTACCGCAGTAACTGGTCTTACTGGTTCAGGTATCTTACGTGACCTTGGTTCTATTACTGACACCGATACAACAACTAGTACTTATCTAAACATTGCAACCCTAACAGCATCAGCACAAACCAGTGCAACATCTGCTGCTACAAGTGCGTCATCTGCTGCAACTTCAGCCAGCTCTGCTGCTACAAGTTACGACAACTTTGATGACAGATATCTTGGCTCTAAAGCATCGGCTCCAACACTAGACAATGACGGAGATGCTCTTCTTGAAGGCGCTCTTTATTGGAACTCAACCAATAAGAATATGAATGTCTATAACGGAACTGCGTGGGAAGTTGTAACAACTTCTGGTGATATCACTGCAGTTACCGCTGGTACAGGTTTAAGCGGAGGTGGTGGAAGCGGGGCGGTTACCGTATCACTTGATACATCAAGTGTATATGTACTACCAGCGCAAGCAACCCATACTGGCAAGTACCTAACCACCAATGGTTCAACGGCAAGTTGGGGAACTGTGGATGCCCTGCCATCTCAATCTGGTAATGGTGGAAAATATTTGACTACAAACGGTTCAACAGCGTCATGGGCAACTATTGTTACTGACCCATTGACCGACATCTTTATGATGATGGGAGCATAACAATGCCAGCATTTGCATTACAACTACGTCGAGGAACAACATCACAACACTCGACATTTACAGGTTTGCTCGGCGAGATAACAATCGACACCGACAAAGACACTATCGTTGTACACGATGGTTCTACAGCTGGTGGGTTCCCACTAGCAAAAGCTTCGGAGGTATCCGCCTCCAGCTTAGACCCTTTTCTATTGATGGGAGCATAAATAAATGGCATACAAAATACTAGGTCAAGTTGCTGCTGCTGCCACTACCGCTGAGAACCTTTACACAGTATCTTCTGGTTCATCTGCTGTTGTGTCAACAATTGTTGTAGCTAATCGTTCAACTTCTGCACGTACATACCGTTTGGCTGTTAAGCCAACAACTGGTACTACATTAGCTGACTCACACTACATTGCATATGACGTGTCAATTGCAGCAAATGATTCGGTGGCGCTAACTCTTGGTGTAACACTTTCTTCAGGAAATGTAATTGTAACTTACGCATCCGCAGCAAGCTCATTGACTTTTACAGCCTTCGGTTCTGAACTATAAACATAAGGAAATATAATGGCTATATCTAAATTATCTAAATCTAGCTTTGCTCAGGAGCTAATAAAAGAAACTAATGCTGCCGAAGATACAGCCCTTATTCCCATAACTGTTGATTATTTAGTAATCGCAGGAGGCGGTGGTGGTGGTGGTTCA